TAAGATCTCCCGAAAACGGCATTGTTGTATTCCCGATGATTTCCAAAGAAGTGAATGTGAATGAATCTGCGCCAGTGTACGAAAGCACCTTGATTGGAGCAAGGCTTGAGACGATATAGATGGAGGCTGAATCCTGAGCATACTGAATGGAAAACGGATCGGTATAGGCGGTCGTGATCTCCACTGGATTCCCGCCAGAGACAAGGAGAGCGCCGTTCTTCCATATCCGGATCTTCGTTGACCTGAATTCCAGGATATAGGCGAGTGAATCAGAGATGATGAATGGGATGAGCCTGACCTTATACGTGCCGATAGTCCCGACATAGCCAAAACCCGGCCTATAGGTGATTCCACCTGGGAAGAAGGGAACGAAATTGGTGACTTCCAATGCTCCCTTATGATAAAGCTCAAGGTCCGGTCTACCCTTGAAGCGGGGTGAGAGTTCCCCTTGTGTGAAATCGGTGAACAGTTTCACGGCTGGCCCCTGTCAAATAATCCAGGGAACCACACTGTCCCCACCTTCTGCCCCTGCCTGCGCTCCCTTATCGACTTTGAAAGAGCCTGGGATACCATCCCTTGCGCTGCTTGGGCAAAAGCGACTTCATTCTCATGGCTTCCGGTGATAGGGAATGAGACCACTGAGGCAACGTGGGTCACAATTGTTTCCTGCAGAAGCTCGTCCCACTTGTCCGGATTCGTTTCATCCGGAACATAGACAAGTACAAGATTCGCAGTATCTGAATATACTCTTTCACCCTCAATCTCTGCAACGACGGTCTTGCCAAACTCGTCAACGAATTCGACTTGATTGATGTAGTCGGCAGGTAGTGGGAAATTGTAGATGAATCCAAGGTAATTCTCTGAAAGTACAGAGGTTTTCACGTTGAAACGGAAGGTCCATACCACGGTTCCATCGGTAACGGTGGATGATGTAGGCCATGTCACTGACCCGGACCCTGAGATTCCTGCCGTTGTGCATTCGTACACGGCATAAATCCCGGAATGGAGCCCAACAACGAGCTCACCTTCAGCGTATTCTGTATCAGCTACTCTCACTTGAGAAGCAAGTTTCTTCCTGGTCTTCACACAGGTCCATGGAGCAAGGCGAAGGATCTGCTTCCGAGCAGAATGGTAGAGATCCTGCATGATGGTGGTGGAAAAATTTGAGCTTGTGGCATGTGCCAGGGTGCCGTCAGATGAGGTGATTTTTTCATTCACATGATTCTTGGCAAGAGCCCTGTTCGCAATATCTATTTCCGTCATACCACGCTCCTATGGAACCGGGAGCCTTTCGGCCCCCGGCGATTGCTCAATACTCTTCCCAGTTTTCAAACTGGAAATTGGCTGGGATCTTTGTTGGTCCTTCAAATTCGACCGTAGAGATTTTGCCACCTCCTCGCTCCTTCACACGGTCTTCACCTACCCAAAGGGTGTTATTCCAGAAGCAGGTGCGGATACAGCGGAATCTCCTCACGGTCTTTTCTGGCACGTCAAACTTGCTTACGGCCATGCTTACCCCCTATTACGCAGAGCGGCTGTGATGTTGCAGGCTGTGAAGTATGTTGATCCAGCCGTAGTGGTAACGAACTTGATCCGCAAGTATCGCTTGAGACCGCTCGGTATTACGGTTTCCTGAACCTTGCCCTTGACAAGATCGGCAGCAGCGAGCCCGGAAAGAGAGATCCCAGACTCAAGTGCTGACGAAAATGCCTCGTCGGCAGAATGTTGGAGGGAGATGGCAAGTCTGCCATCAGATCCGGCAGCGTTAACCGTGGACCAGATTTCGAGAACGATGGGCTCGATGTCCCCTACGTTGGCAGCGCCGGTATCGATCACGTCTGAATACACGGTGCCGGAAGATTTTACGTCCTTCTCTTTGCAGAAGACGTTCTTAACATGAAACGGCATTTATCTTCTCCTTGGAAGAAAGCTGCGGGGAACCCGGAAGGATTCCCCTATTCGATTAGGATACAAGCGACTCGGTGGAGAGCAGCGCATCCATCTTGCGGAACCGGATCTCCCCGAAATGGGTGGTCGGTCTGCCCCATGGATCATCCTTGGTGGCGGTGTAGATCGAGCGGGAAATCATGGTGTACTGCTCAAGGATGGTGAAAACATCCGAGTTCATGTACGCCACGACGGTGCCATTGCCGGGAGGGAGTTTGTTCTTCGCGGTCACAAGGGCTTTGAGAATGTTTTCCGCGGTCGAAGAAGCCGGATTGATGTTGCAGACCCGCTTTATCGCCTTGGAATTCCTAACCGTGATGCCAAAGTGGGCCTTGTAGAAGGTCCGGTACATGGGCAATGTTCCCAGGGTCGAATCCGCTTTAAGGATGGTGACATCCTGTTTACCCCTCCACTCAGCGGAGACTCCGAGACCAGATATTCCCCTCGGGTAGATGAGCTTTGCTTTGTCCTCAGCCCATTTAACGAGGATGATGGAGGTGAGATTTGAACCGGAAGTCTCAACCTTGATTACAGAAGATCCGTCTGCTGTGCTGGGGAATCTTGCGTAGATCCCATCGATATACTCAAGACCGTTGTAGCGCCGCGCATAAAGAAGATCATCCGCCTGAGTCTGTCCCATGCCCTCAAGGAAAGCCTTATCTTCGGAATCGATGAGGGCTTTCTTGTTGGGAGAATGGTCAGCCATATCTGCATCAACATCCGAATAGGCTTCGAGCATTTCGATACCGTCTTCGATCTGCCTGGTCTGGCTAGCTTCTGCAGCGATGGGCTGGCCGTAGATTCTGCGGGTTCCAGTGGGAAGTGTAGCGCGTACAGTGGTGCGGTTTACCGTACCATCAGACGCCTCACCCATGACCGCATCGAGCATCATTTCGTTTGTTTCTGCAAGTGACTCGATGATGAATGTGGTTGACTTATCCCCGAATCGCTTAGCGAGTTCGATGGGAGTCAGTTGATCGTTTAAGGAAAGGGTAGCCATTTTTAGCCCCTATCCTCGGTGAAAATTTAGAGTCCTGGTCTATCAATTCCTGGCTTGTCGCTTCCGCTTCCCTGACCGTACCTTCCACGTCCGCTGGAAGAATCCTCTTGGACAGCCAATCCAACTCTGTAAAAGAGTTTGACCAGCTCCGGATCTGCAAAATACCCTTTCATCTTCGCGGTTTTCACAAATTCCGGTGTGCCGAAGGCTTCAATTCCTCGCTTCACGATAGCATCATTACGCGAAAAATCCTTTCCCCATTCTGCTTTCAGCGCGGATACCATTGACTGGAACGATTGTACACGCTCCTGCTTTCTGGCTTCCTCGGTTTGGGCGAAAAGTTTTGCCGTGGCTTCGTTCGATTCTTTCCATAAGGCTTCAACCTGCGCTTGTGTGAATCCGTGCTTATGAGCGAATTCGCGGAATGCTTTTACTTGGTCTGGATCTGCCTTGACTCTAGCATCTTCTCCGAGTTTGTAATCATCTGGTGTTTTGGGAACTCCGAGCTTTGCATAAAACTCGGCTTTCTCCTCGGGGCTCGCATCCTCTTTCGGTATGCTTACCATCCCACCCATTTTCCCCTCAAGCCCGATTGCCGCTTTGACGACCTCATCCCAGGATTTGAACTTGGACACAAACGCGGTAATCTTCTCATCGGCTCTCGATTCTTTGGGTAGAGCAGAAGCAAATCCGGGCAGCTCTACAGTCGCTTTGCCTCCTGTCGCTTGCTCCGATTTTGCGGCCTGGGCTTCGCCCTGCGACGCAGAAGCGGAACCACTACCGGTTTCATCGAGAAGACCGTCAAGGAAGCTTCCGGCGGCTCCCTCTCCTGCGTCATCGTCCCGGGTGTGGTTGCCTCTTTCGAGACCCGCGCCCTGGTCCATAAGTTCTGGCATCTAAAGCCTCCTATTTACCGCTCGAAAGCAATGTCTCCACAATGGACATAAACCCTCTCGCGTCGTTTAGCCCTATCCGTTCCCGGATAAGGAACGTTGCATAGTTACGCAAAACTGTCCTTTCGCCTTCCGTCTCTGAAAGAAACCCAAGATCCTGCAGGATGGAGAATAAAACCTTCTTCCCCTGCTCTGAACCGAACACGGTGCGATACAGCATCCGTAGCTCGCGTTCCTGCCGTTCCTTGAGCTCTTTTGCCTCGCTCATGCCTGTCGCCCCATAGCTTCAAGCGGTGAGCCATTCTCGGGTCTTTTGCCGAGCTTGTCTGCGTTCGTGGCGAGTCTTTCAGCCGTCGCCATCTGCTCTTGTTTCTGCAGGATCTCTTGCTGCTGCTGGATCCGGTTCTCCCGGATCTTCGCCACGTCTTCTTTCTCCCGGATGACAGAAGCAGGAGCTCCGGCGTTCTCAAGCGATTCCCTGGTGAGAGCATCGAAATCGATGTTATCCAGGGCATCGGGATTCACTTCTCGGATTGCACCGATGTATCCAAAGACCTGTCCGATTCCATCCGTCTTGTAGTATCGCTTCTGGATCTGGGATAGTCGGCCTACGAATTCGATTTTTAGGACTTCGCCTTGCTCGATGGCATCCATGACAGCGCGGGGCGGGGGAGGGAGTAGTCCTGCTCTGCGGAGGAGATTGAATGATCTCCGGACTGCTGGCTGCAGAACATCGAGCTCATAGCGGCCTACAGTCGGACCCAGGAGGGCAACACGTTCTCCAGCAATCTCTATCACTTCCGTCGCAGTTTTGTTCTTGGCTTCGAGCTGCTGTAGCATTTGGTAGATTGGCACGTTGAAATGAGCATCTATGGCCTGCTCTATCCTGTCCTCATTGTCAACAGTTATTGGGTAATTCGCCCCAAGAGGAACTGGTTCAATTTTTTGGTCTCTACGGGTTGTGTATATGTGATACCCAGGCAGGATAAAATCTGATCCCTCAAGCTCCTCGGGGACGATCATGGTAGGATCCGCTATGAGGTTTCCCAAAGCTATCCTGGTCCTGGTCATCTGATTGGCAACGTAGGAATCGTCAATGACTTCAAATCCTGGACATGAGGATCCGTAGACTTCTGCATCCGACTTGTCGTACCGCCAAACGAAATACGGGAATTCCCAGTATCCTCCCACATCTATGATGTGCCGGTTATGATGATCGAACCAGATTGACACGAACGGCATCTTCTTCGACTTGGGACCGGAGGAGAATTGCAGATATCTCTCATCCATTGGCATGACGATATGCCTGATGGTCTGATTGTCAAAAGGCTGGCGCTCCGCCATCTGCTGCCAGGATTGATGCAGATTTTCTACACCGAACCGCTCAGCCATAGATCTGAATGACATATATTCCTCGTCCATGGCGATATCGACTTCTTGGAAGGCATTCTCCGCGTACCACGTCGCTCTCGGGTGCCGCGCCTTGAAAACTATCCGGGCTTGGGCAACGTTCTCTTCTGAATAGATAGAGGCTGTCCCGAGGTTCATCCCATCGGGAATTGCTTCTGCAAGGCTCTCGTAGAATCCGGATCTGGAAAAGTGTGCAAGTAGCGTCCTCTGGCTCGTCTCAAGCCAGTCTTGAACGCCATACATCCCCATAAGCGATTGATCCTCAAAGACAAGCTGCAGCCAATCCGCTCTCCGGTCTGCGGTGTATCCCTGGAAGCCCTTGGATGCGATATGGGATGCTCTCTTGGCTCGGGAGGAATACTTGTGGTCCGGCTTGCGTGATGCGTTCTTGTTGGTGGGAAGGTAGAAGTTTCGCTTTGAGTAGAAGTTGTCCGTCACCTCATCCCATACACTCTCATAGGGCTTTCGATCCTGTTCGAGCGAGGAAATAAGAGATACAAGCTCTTCGATGAGTTTCTCTTTCATATTCCGGGCCTGTCAACCTTGGGTTCATACGGCATGGTCTTTTTCTTTTTCTTCTCGGCCAGCTGTTTCAAGAGCTCTTCCATATCGCCTTCGGGGTTCTGGATCCCCTCGGACTTCGCCATTGCACGGATTGCTTCTTCCCTGGTCATTCCCATGGCGTCAGGGCTCTCCTCCGGAAGATACTCTTCACCTTCTTCGGTCTTCCTTGCCATAAAGCCTGCGATGTCGGATTGTGTAGTTTCAGGGCTTTCGTCACCGAGTACGTCTGCGATATAGGACCTGTCGCCTGCTGGCTGCTGCTTTTTATTATCCTTCATCCCGCCCTCCTAGGAAAGTGGCCCGACTTGGGTTTCCCCTCACGGGCCTGTTCGGCTTGTGGTTGGTGATGAACCTGTCCAAGGATAGAAGAAACAGAATAAAAACTTTTACTCAAGAGAATTGAAAAGAATCCTTAAAATAATGATTTCAAATATTTTTTCGAGATAAAAGTATTCAATGTTGTTGTAGGATTAGGAGATCTTGAGTAAATGCAACAAAGATTAACGCAATCCGTATGTCATTGGATCGTACTTTGGCCTTGTGTTTACGGCTCTCATCTTTGCAGGTCGTCGCAAAATTTTCGGGTTACACACATATTCTGACATAACACCATATCGTGTCGAATCATAGCTATGATCCTCTCCCTCGGTGTCCACGTCCTCCGGATTTCTCGGATCTGCTGAAAGGTATGGAACTGTCCTTAACCAGTTTGTGCAGTTCTCCATAACGAGGAACATTGGCCTACCATCATGTCCTTTGGCCATCATGAGGTCGTGCAGAGCTTGGAGTCCGTTCTTGCGGTCGTTTTCGCCCTTTACCATCTCAAAACCTGCAGCTTCGAAGGTTTCCGCGATAGATGCGGTTTCGTCGTTCTTCGACCAACAGGCAGGATCTGCGACCATGACGGTGACTCCATCATCAAGGGACATCTCCCATGCTTTCTTGGCGACTTCCTTTGCACCCATCCGAAGCCCTTCGTTTGGGTTCCCGGTGGATCCGTACCATTCCTTGTAAACAATCACTCTGCCATCTTCATTGACAGCAAACCAGTTGATCGAAAATGGCCGGGCGAAGCCCCAGTCCATAGCACAGAAGCGATACCATGATTGATCAAGGGATACTCTCGGTATCACATGAGTGTCACGAGAGAACTCTGAGAGAACTTGGCCGACGATGATATCCCAGTCTCCCCAGCGGAGAGCTTTTACCAGGTGGGGCTGATAGG